CAACAGATGCGGTTGCAGTAGTGGTGGTTGAAACACGGCTCAAAGTACCACCGGTGTTCAGACGTACAACGTCACCAAAGAAAATGGCGGTTGTAGAACCTGAAGCGATGGGAATTAAGCGAGTTGCACCAGCAAATACCTGACCACCGATCAAATTGATCGGTCTGAACCCATAGGGTCCGTCTACGGTAGGATAAGCCATTTAAAACTCCTAATTAAGTTTAGTTGCCTTTACCAAAACTTGTCGAAGATTTCCGTTCTTTAAATAACGGCATCCGCGGGTCGCTTTGGCGCATGAGATTGTTATCTACAGCCTCAGTTTGGGACTCACTTTGTTTAACGTAATGTGCATTACGCTGAGCAACAAGTTCCTCTGGGGTTTTGCAAAGTAACAATCCGCCGATCTCAATATTGTCCTTAAAGCGACTATTGGGATCAACTAACAGTTTTAATTTTGGTTGTTCTTCGATGCCTACTGGCTCCCAGCCTTCGCGCAATTTAGCGGATAAGTTGCGTGGGTCAGCAGCATTTAAAGTCGAAGTACGAATCCAGCGATAAGCATAACCAGCCTGTTTGTCGGGCTCTGGGAGCAACTCTGCGGGCATCCACTGTTTAGGACGCTCTGTTGTTGCGCGGTTTTGAAGCTCACGCGATAATCTGTTTTCAGCCATTTTGGGCCTCCAATTTAGTAAGTTCACGGGCGTATTGCTCTGGTGTTAGTCCAAGTTTCTTGGCAAGCTGGACTTGCGTACCACTTAACCTAATCTTCTTAGGCGACGTGCTACGTGTTGCAGGCGCTACAACCGTGCTGGCTTTAGGACGATTAGTTTTTTGTGGCTCATCTTCCCTAACCTCAGACTCCTCAAAATTCTCTGGGAATCTCCGACGCATTGTTTTGTCAATAGTGTCGTAATACTCGTTAGTAGTAGCATAAGACATACCGTTTTCTTTAACTAGTTTTTCATGTAACCCGAGGGCTAAACTAGTCATTTCTTCGTCTTGCCCGAACCAGCTATTGCGCTCTTGCCACGCCTTTGCTTTAAGATCCGGTACATACTTAGGCTGCTCTTGTGCTAGTTGTACATCATTTTCTTGATTTTGTAAAGCTTCATTGTCAGATTTGTAGAATTTTATCTGCTCGGCTTTTAGCTTCGCACTTGTCATTCTCTCTTGAGCTTCGATGATCTTGTCTGCATCGCCTGACTCATAAGCTTCACGATAGTCGCGTTTTGCCAAGGCAAGCTCACCATCAGCCGCCTCTTTTGCCGCATTAGCAAATACTTCTTGCCCAGAATAAACCCTAGCTTTTAGAGTTTTATTCTCCTCCATCAGCTTCTTGGCAATAGCTAACGCTTCTTGCTGCTCGCGATAAGCAGCCTCTTTAGCACGACGTTCATCATGCCAAACCTTCTTTAACTGCTTAAACTTCTCTTTAGTTTCGCCTTCATACTGGTCCAACTCATCTTTATCCAGCATCTCGGTTACTTCTTTAGGTAACGGTTGACGACCACGATCCGCCGGTGGGGTATCGTCTTCAATCTCAATCTCCGGCTCAGCGTCTTTTGCTGCTTGTTCTAAGGGTTTACCCTTAGCTTCTGCCTCATCCGGAAACTCAAAATCTATCATTTCTTGTTTACTTTCAGCCATTTACGACTCCTTTAGATAAATTTACGAGTGATTCCCCGAGGATCTTCAACTACAGCCTCTACAGAATCATCGTTAATGATGCGGAACTCACGCCCGTGAATAACCAGTCTTGTCCCGGCGTTTGGTCGCACTAGAATAAAATCGCCTGTTTTACACCAAGGCCCATTAGGGAACCGAGTTTTGTCCTGATAGCAGTCCGAACCTAACTTAACTACAAATAACACCGTGGTTAAGAGCTCATCATGCCGAACAGTCTCGTCCGATTTTAAGATCCCACTATCATACTTATCCTCTACTTCTGGAATAGCGCACAAAATGCGGTAGCCCATCGGTTCAGGTAGTTGACTAGCTTTTTCTTCGTTAGTTGCTTCAAAATTTACTGCACCTACTATCTGCGGTTTATCGGGGTTTGTGCCGATAAGGATTTCACTCATCTGAGTTCTCCATTCTATCTTTGAGGTCTAATATGTACCCTTTTGCAATGAGCAGACCCCGGATCTCACCACAAATTCTTTGATACTCAATATGATCTAAGCTACCAACTACAACTTTGTCTTTTAGCTGGTTTGCTTTCTCATCTATCTGCTTTACTAGAAGCTCTAGTTCTGTCATTAGTCACCTTTTGTCGGTTTGTCTTTAGACTTAGCTATCTCAATCCCAAGCTTAGTGCCCTCAAGTTCTTCTGTGAACTCTTGTGCATCCTTGTCTTTAGCCATCTTTACACCTAACTTAGTACCTTCAATCTCTTCATTAGAGGCAATGCGTAGCTCCTCAATGTCAAGCTGACGGTTCTTCAACTGCGCATCAGTCTGGTCCTTTAGCGCTTTGCGTTGTACTTCTTGACCCTTCAATGCAAGCTCTTGTTGCTGCATCTGAATGATCGGATCTTGCGCTTGCTGTGCTGCTTGTGCCTGCGCCATTTGTTGCTGATTCATCGTTAACAACTGAACTCCTGCTTGTGCTACCAAACGAGAGATCTGTACCTCGTACTCTTCAGGAATAACTTCTCTGTCTTTGTCAGGAGTTTCTTCACTGTATGGGAGTGGTGCGCCAAGCTGTTGCTCAATCTGTTGACGATACTTAAATGCAAAGTGCTCTGCCATATGAGCTTGCATCTGGGCAATAATTGCCTGCCCCGCTGGGTTTTGCTCAAGCATCTGTTGCGTAAACGGATCTTGCATGAACGACGTATGCGAAGTTATATGCGCATCTTGATCTTGATAGATGAACGCCTTTAACGGCTTGCTACGGATCGCATCCATGTTCTCCGTAACTGGATCCGCTGGCTTTTGATCTTCTTGCATCGGAATAAGTTTTGCCGCATTCTTGATCCCCAATACTTCGAGCATTTGTCGATGTAGTAAGGGTAAGTTATAGAGTTGTGGAGCCTGCTGCGCGAGTTGTAAGACTGCTTGATACTGCACAATCTTTTGCGCCATCGTTGCCGCATTTGGGTCCGAGACAGGAATAACTTCCACATTGTCGTAGTCAGCCTTCTTCGCTCTTGGCGATCCCTCCACGGGTTCATAGCTATACTCCTCTGGTGTGTAGTCAGCAATAATGCCCTTAAGAAGCTTGAACTCTTGCTTCATCGAATAGTGAATGCGAGCCTGAATAGCGCTCATCACTTTTAGCGTACGCTCAAGAATTGCTAGCGTTGTACCAACTGGAGACTGAGCGCTCATGTCGCTTATCTTCATATCGCCAGCCGAAGCAAAGCGACGTCCCTCTTCGATGATGGTACCTAAGAGACCAGCAAGAACTTGACTTGGCTCCTTGTAGGGGAGCGTCATGATGTTATCTTTGATAACGCCGGACGGTAAGTCTACATCGCGGAACTCACCGGGGCTTATCGGGGTGTCGTCGCCTTTAACACGCAGTCCACGGGCCTTAAAGCCACCTGGCAAGTTTGCAAGTGAGCCAGCGTCAACGAGCTGGCGGAGGATGGAAGTACCTGACTTAGCAAAAGCCCCGACCAAATGAATAAGACCAAAGCAATAGAACCCAAAACCGGGTACATAACCGTAGTGAACAAAGTGCTGACGTTTTTGATGCGTATCATCATCTGGCTCCCAATTACGACGGATCGAGAGGACGGTGTTGCTGCCCTTCTCAATAGTCACAACATACGGCAGTGCAATACCTGTGACTTTTCCATCTTCATCTTTATGCTCGTAACCCGGTAAGTCCAAGTCAACGTGCATCTCCAAAACTTTATAGCGATCATCCGAAGAAGCACGAAAGCCAAGTTTCTCAGCAATCTTCTTCTCTACCTCATCCATCACATTATCTGGCGTGCCAAGGTCGACGTCCCGGTAAAACCCGGAGACTTGGAGACGCCTAAGCTCGTTCTCCGTTTTACGCATCACATGTGTGACACGCTCGGCTTGCTCGATGGACGAAGCCCCGTATGGTACCACAATGTCCTCCGCCGGCACAAACATACTGACTTGCCGATCTAAACTTGGGTCAACATACACTTTCTTAAACGCGTTACCTGCAAGACCTAAGCCCCACAACATCCTCTCATGCTCTGGGCGATACTCCTGCATCACGTCCATGAGCTGATAGTTCATGTCATCTTTAACACGCTCAGCCGCATCTTTTTTCTCGGGTGTTTCTTTACCAATGATCTGGGTCTTAACGGGACCCGAAGCAGGGAACGTCGACATCATTGTCTCTGCTTGGAACTTAACAAGTGCCTCACTTAGTATTGGGTGGTAGACGCCGCAGGCACCTTCCCATGGTTCTGTCTTCTCTTCGATCTTCATGCCGAGGAGTTCTAGACCATCAACGTAGGTTTGTATCCAGTCTTTGCGGGACGACACGTCTTCGTTAAATGCGTCCGTTAAGTCACCAACAAGCTCAACGAGTTCTTTCTCGTCCATGTACTCCGCTAAGTTAGCGCTAAAGTCGTCGTCCGATTCTTCTTTTGGCTCAATCTCGATCTCTATACCATCCATCGCGATCTTGACCGATTCTGGATCCTCGATCTCAATCTCTAGAGCTGGTTCGCTGGACGCGATTAGGTCTGTTAGGCCTTGCGGGGCTTGTGATAAACTTTTTTCAATAGACATAAATGTACCTATACGTTGTAATACCCAGCATGCCGTCTGGATTTAAATTGCTTAATTTCATCTTCTTCGTCTGATGGCAAACGTAAGAAGCCGCCTTTTCTGTACCGTAATAACGCCTGAGTCATAGAGTCTACTAAGTCGTCATGTTCGCCTGAAGGGAAGCTTGCTACCTCTTCTACAAGCTCTTCCGCCCAATGTGTGTTAGGTACCCATACTCTACCACTTGCAAATATATCTGCTACTGCGTTCAACCTTGCTATCTTATCATTACCCTTACTAGGCGTAAACTCTTGCACGGGGATACCCATCGCTCGTAACTCAAATATCAGGGGGCTACCCGCAGCCTTAGCTTCAACGATTAGTGCGTCTGGTTCCCACTCGTCATACTGCTCTCTAGCACGTTCTTTTAGTTCTGGGAACTCCATACGTTCTTTAACGGCGTTTAGCAGGATGATATTTGCCTGATCTCTGCCGGTATCGTCGGGTTGATAGAACACTCCCCACGTGGTACAGGCCGAAAAATCTCTACGTTGTGTCTTTAGGAAGGCTGTATCCCAGCTTTGGATCAGAAAATCGCAATATGGGGGCTCATCTTTCTCCCAAGTCTTCCACCATTCACGTTTAATGATGGCATTTACGTCAGAAGTAGGCTGTTGTTGGTACTGAGCCATCCATTTTGAGTTAGGAAGTTCAGATTTTAGGGCTTCTAGCTCTAATTTTGACCAAAACTGAGGCCAAAGTGGGTTCCCAGAGGGTAAAAGTGCAGGAAATTCAATAACTTCCCAGTCTTCTCCGCTTCTTTGGGCTGCTGCTTTGACAACTTGACCTGTTAAATCCTTCTTTGACCACCTTGTCATCACAACTACGATGGCTCCGCCCGGTTGTAGACGCTGACGAGGACCAGATGTGTACCATTCGTAGGTCTTATCGTAGACTTCGGGGTTTGTTTCGGCTATGGTTGCTTCTTGTTCCGAGTGAGGGTCGTCAATAATGAGGAGATCCGCACCTTTACCCGTAACAGCGCCTCCAACACCGATAGCAAAATATTCTCCACCTTTGTTAGTCGCCCATCTACCAGCAGCTTTAGAGTCCGCCTGTAGCGCAACGTCTGGAAATATGTCTTTATAGACGTCACTATCGACAAGGTTCCTGACTTTACGTCCAAAACCCACTGCC